CTTGGGCTCGAGTCATGGCGCTTGTATGTTCACGCTCGAGAAACGCTTTGGCCTGTGCTTGAGAGAGTCCATGCTCGCGGGCAAACGCGGCAATCCCCTCCACGGCTTCGGCGTCGAGCGGAGAATCCTTGGGGACTTCCAACTTGAACGTCTCCGGCGTCGGTATCGGAGACGGCGCTCCGATAAGCGTTGCTTTCGGCTCCACCGCCGGCGGCAGAGCGGGAGCCGGCGGGACAGGAGGAGCCGAAACCGCCGAAAGAGCAGGAGCAGGAGCTGGGACCGAAGATGTCGCCACCGGATCAGCCATTGTCGTTCGCCCTCCTGTCTTTGGCTTCCTTCATCATCATCACGTAATATTCAGGATTGAGTTCCACAATGGCCGCCATCACTTGATTTCCTACCCTTCGGCGTCCTTCATTCACCAATGCATCCTCGACGTTACCCATGTAGGATAGCGTAAAGACGCCGAAACTTTCAAGTCCGCATTGCTCCAAGAGCCAATAAAGCCACAACCGACCTTGATAGGTCTTGAGAATGTCGTTGAAAGCCGCTACGAGTTCCTTCTGACGCCGATCCTGAACCTTTCCGGCTTTGGCGACCTGCTCGGGATCCGCCGCGTTTCGAATCAGCGTTCGTTCCGTCATGCCGCACCCAAGACTCTACCGCCCGCTTGGGCGGCACTCAAAAGTTCCGTCAAGGCCGAACGGTCATCCAGCTTCGCTCCCGCTAAGTCTTTCGCCGCTTTCGCTCCTTGTGGAATCGCCGCCGCCATCGCTTGCGCTTGTACGGCTTGGGCTCGACGCGCACGAATGAGATCCACTTCATCGCTTGAAATCATGATCGGAGGAGGAACGCCCGTCCGCTCGGCGTATTCCTTGACGATCCGGTCGAAATCCAGATTATCCAATGTCTCCGGTCGAATCGTTCCTAGTTGTGCCGCGAAGGCGACAAAACGCTCGAATCCTCCTATGCCCACCAGCTTTTGAGCGAGTGACAGGATCGAGATATACTCGATCCTCAATTCCTGCCCTTGCAATTCCGGAGGAGGCTCGGGAAGAAGTCCAAACTTGAGCATGATCCCAAAGATGATGTCGATGAGAGGATTCAAAACGTCTTGATCCAAACGCTGAAGCACCCTTGCCAAAGCCAGAAGTTTCTCCTCCTTACGCTCTTCGACCTCCGTAGCCGTGATGTCTCTTCGATCCGTCGTGGTGAGCGATAGGATGATGTTCACCGAAAACGCCTGATAGATCCTCTCCCGTATCTCCGCTTCCCATACTTTCAATTCCTGAAATCCGAATTGCCGGATCTCATGGATCGGCCTTACCCCTTGGGAAGTCTGAAAACTCGCCACATACGTCATATCCCCAGGGATGAGACTTACTTTTTCATTCTTCAGCTCCGGAGGGCCTTGAAGGGGAGGATTGATCAGCTTCTCAAGAGCCTGAAGCCCTCGACTCTCGAGCTTTTGAAGCATGTTGATATCGCCCAGAGCCATCATGCCCGGACAATCCACCCCATAAACATCTCCCGCACGGGTGCTCCAGCGGAATACCAAGACCGGGAAATAATCGAAGCCGCTTTCACGAAGCAGCCGATCATCATAGGGCGTGGCGGTTTGATAGCTTTCGTTCCATCTCCCGCCTCCCGTGCCGCGTTCGTAATAGGTGCTCCGATAACGCTTGTACTTGGCTTCGATGCGCTCAGGGTTCCAATCCTCATTGGGCTCGATGGCATGGTAGACTTCGATCCACGTATCCCAGGAGCCTTGCTCCCAAAGCGTATGGACGTATTCGCTGAAACGCTCCCAATGGATTTCATCCCCTGGGAAGTCATGGCCGAATTTTTCGATGAGCTGCCTGACGGTGAGTCTGAATTCCCTGAAGAAAACCCTGATCCTTCCTTTGTCGTCCATCGAAAGATAGTAACTCCCTACGGGGAAGACTTCCGTATGGAAGATTTTCTCAAGATCCTCCTCCACCATCATCGCCGCCGTACCGAAGTCCGCTCCATCCTCATAGAATGCAGGAAGCGAATCGTATAGGTTGGTCCGGACCATGAGAGCCAGCATGCGCTCGATCACGGTATGCAACCATGCCTTGACGCTTTCGACATCCGACAAGTCGGGATCACTCGTCGTCATCCGGAACCACGGCCTAGCGGGATTCGTCACCCCCGCCATCATGCCGCTGGCTAAGACGTGAGAGGCATAAGTCGCCGTCGAATCCAAAATGTCTAGATTCTTCCGGTCTCCTCGATTGCTGTCCGTGATCTGGAAAAGAGCCCTGTGGGGCAAAAGCTTTTTGGCGATCTGCTTCCAGTGATCGAGAAAACTCGTCCGCTCGATCTCGAGTTGATTCCTCAGCCTTTCCAGCCTTTGACGCCGAGTCTCGACTTTGAAAAGAGGAGGATTTTGTAATCCCGTATCCGGCATCTATCCACCCAAAATCTGACGCTGACCCCCTTGGGCTTCCCCAGGCAATCCCAATGGACCCGTAAGCAAAGTCGAACGTCTTCCTGCCGCCGCGAAGGCCCTTTGACGTTGCGTGCTCTTTGCCAATCCTCTGGTCTTCTCCGCTTCCGCTTGAGCCGCTTGGGCCGCTAAATCCGCCTCAACCTGCCTTTGGGCTCTCCGCTGCTTAGATTCCGCTCCTCTTGCTTGAGCTTTGGCTTGCTGGCCTTGATAGGCCGAATAACCCGTCTCCGCTACCCCTGTCACCACTTGAGCGCCTGCTATCCCTGCCGCCGCGCCTGCTGCTGCTTCCGCTCCCGCCAAAGCTCCCCCTGCCGCCGCCGCTTCTACCCCTAAAGGAATTATTGCTGGCATCGCTACTTTACCTCCATCAAATAGCCGCGCTCTTGAAGCTTGAAACCTCTGCGTAATAGGCTTTCTTCCCGTATCGGACAGTTCTTGCCTATCGAAACAATCACCCAATCCGCAGAGCCTTTCCCCATCGCGATAAAAGCATCAAGAAGCGCCTGCCCTGCACCGCTAAAGCGATGCTTCCTCGCTACCCACCAGAGATTCATGAGGGCCACTCGAATCGCTGGATTATAAACGTGAGGAGTGATGTACCACATGAGAAATCCCATCGGGCCGGTTCCCGTCTTTTCGGCAACCATGATTTGATTCCGCTCGATGGCTTGCTCGAGTTTAAGCCGGACGACGGACTCGTCGCCGAAAAGGGGATGGTGGGTGCCGTAGAATCGCGAGAAGTCCTTGAGTTCCCGCACGATCCATTCGGCATCGTCAAAAGTCGCCCCCCTCACCAACATCCTAATTACTCTACCTCAACCTTGCTTCATGTCAATCGAATTCTTGACAATCCTTTTTAGCTTCTCGTTGGCGTCATGGATGGCTTTAGCCGCTTCATTCAATGCCTTCGCAATCTCCATGGAATCTTCGGTCCTTCCTCCACGCTCAAGCGCACGCTTGGCATCTAGCATCGAATTCCGAAGGCTTGAAAAACCGAATAGATAAATCATCTCAATGGATCCCATTCCGTCAATGCATGGCCTACTCCGGGTCGAGTAGGCATTCCACTCCTAGCCCCCATCTCCCCATAGACAGGCATTGCCCAGGTCAATGCCAATGCATCCGCCAAGTCCACGCTCCTCCCAATACGCTCCCGAACGGCATCTTTGGATTCCAATTGCAATCGGTTCGCCGCATTATCATTCGAATATCTCGGAGCGCATAACTCTTCAATCAATCCAGAATCGTTGGGAATCGAGCCCGTTTTGATCCAATCCGCCAGCTTAAACCACATCTCCGCACGCAAGTTGATAAACCGCTCCTCCGAGGCTTTCCAGGAAAATACGATCCCTTGGGCTTTGTACCCGGAATCCAAAAGACGCGAAAGCACTTCGCCTCCATATCCTCCTGTCGTGTCGATGAACACCATAGCAGGATGCCATTTGTCGATCACATGAGCGATTCGGATGGCAAAGGCTTTCTCAGGTAAACCCTGCTCGACGAGCGGCTTGAAGGCCGCTAGACCTTGACGGGGAAAGATCACGCATCTGTCCCCACCCCTCCACGCTACGTCAATCCCCAAAATGCGCGGAGCAAACGAGATTTCATCCTCGCGGATCGATCGCTCGCCGGCCGCACGAGCATCCTCGATGGAAATCAGCGAATCGTCGGAACTCGCCAGGAAATCGCAAAGAAACTCCTGCCTGAATTCACGCTCGCTCATGGAGCTTTTCAACTGCTCGATCTCGTCCGACGTGAATACCTTCGTATCATAGATCGTGTACTTCGCCGCGTACCAATCAGAGTTGGAAAGCGCCGCGTAATAGAGTTCTGAAAAAAGATTGATCCCCCCGGGGGTGCCGATGAAAAGCGCCCATCCTTGACGATCCGCCAAGGCAGGAATGAGAATCTCCCTCCATACTTCCCGCTTCACTTGGGCCACCTCATCGATCACCACGCCGTCAAAGTATAGACCTCGGAATGCGTTGGGATTGTCCGCGCCGTAGATTCTGATCCGAGCACGATTAGGAAACTGTACCCATAGCTCGCTTTCATTGACGACGGCTAGAGGCACCTTGAGCGCGTATTGCTTGAGATACCCCCATGCGATATCCTTCGCCTGCTTGAGAAGCGGAGCAATGTAGGCATAACGGGGGCAAGGTTTTTTCTGACTGAGCGCCTCATCGATCAACCGCATTACCGCTTGAACGGTCTTCCCCGCCCGACGATGCACGACGAGGATAGAAAACGGCCTGAATCGATGATAACTTTCATCTTGCCAAGGACGAGGGATGAATCCCAACTCTACTGTAGGGGATATCATTCCGTAGGTTGGATTATTTCGATTCGCTGATAGTCCGGCTTGGGAACCCCCGTGACCACGTTGATCGTCACCTGCTGAGTGAGAGGCGCACCCCCGCGACGATCCGATGCCGCGTAAAGTCCGACCAGCTCGCCCAACATGCGACTCGCTACAAGCCGCTCTTTCCAACTCGATTTCTTGCTGTGGGTCGCCTTGATGAGCGGTTCCATGATACGCTCGAGGAATTCATGCGCATCATGGCCCTTGAATCCCAAAGGCTCAAGCCTGGCAAGAAGATAGTCCAATGCCTTCCGGGCACGCTTCCCGAGATTGAGATCGATTTCGTCGGGACTGTCACATTTGCCAAGGATCTCCACTTGAAGTGGAAGAGGATCAGACATACTCTCTCCGAAAGCTAATAGCCCGGCACCCTGCGCGGCCGGCGCAACTTCCTAGCCTTCCGCCTTGGCATCTTCTTCCGCTTCGCCATACTCAATCCTCCTCCCTATAGCCTCCATGAGGAAGAGGGAAAAAGCAAGGGAAAAAGAAAACCCCGCCCGGAAGGGCGGGGTCATGCCTTGAGATAAGGGGAAGTCTCAATCAGTAATCAGTTCATCGGTGACGTATAACTTTTGCGATCTCCAAGGAGGAGGTACACTCGTCTATAACATCCTTAATCTCCTTGGCCTCCAATTCGGAGCGTGCGACATTCGGGGCATGAGGCGGCCTCCAGATGTTAGCAAGCGCACTCTCAGCCGCCACTTTCAGCGCACAGGCGGCGTGTGACAATGTATGTTCGATGACATCCAAATCTGCCTCGCTGACAACGTGCAATCCACGGCTTTCCAGCGATCGCAATTTACCCAATGACAGCACTCCCACTGCCCGCTCGCGGGTAGTTTCGATGTCTTCCATGATTTCCCCCGTTCGTCTATTCGTAATAGGTTCCACCGAGATTCCCCTTGACGCGCTTGAGACCGAGGGAAGTCAAAACGGCATGACGCTCACGACGAGCGGCGTTCCTCGCGAGCCACTTGGCTTCGCCGGTCTTGCAGGCATCGCATCTACCACCGGCGTAGGATTCCCGTACATCCTCAGTCTGCCGCATCGTGACCTTGCAGTCGTCGCACTTCACATCATACATCACAGCGTCACCCACCCTTCCTTGGGATCTCCACCCAAGGCTACAATCACTTCGTCACTCATCATCCACCTCCACCTTATCTCAACCACACCTATGATACACAACGATTGGCAATTAGTTTCAAATAATTGTCATACTAATTCATTTTTCTGTAAGTCTTTGATCATCAACGAATAGAATCTGATTTATTTTTTAGATATCCAAGCATATCCACATCGATAATCCTTACCTCTGTCCTAGGCTTCCCTCGCTTTGAGGATAGCTCCAGATCCAAATACTTAGGGCTATCATCTATAAGTACCTGGTACTTAACGAGATTATCGAGTATCAGCTTATCGGTTGCAAGGAACAGGTTAGGGTAGTCTCGCTCTTTACTCGTGTAAAGGGTTATCTCTAGTCGGCGCTTTCGTACGGCTTTAGGAACCAAAGAAAGGCCAGCCTCGAGGAGGAGGTAGGCCCAGTAGATGGATAGCTTATGGCGAGCAGCCCAATGGAGACGCATGAAGGGATTAGCGGAGGGAGGGACAGAGGGTATGGAGAGCAAGAAGCTCAACTCGTCCGCGTCCGTATCCGCAAAACTCATCCGTTTCCGTCCCCCTTACAGATAAGGGGGACGGAAAGCGGACGAGTTGCAAAAAACGGACGAGATAGGGGGGCGGACGAGAAAGCGGACGAGTTTATAAGCATTCATAAGTCGTTGAGTTTCCGTTAGGGACAGGCTTGATTTTTCCATCGTTTTCAAGGTCTTTCAGGTAGTCATACACCTTCGTTTTTGACAGTCCTTGATCTTTCATAGCCAAGACAAGTTGGGTTCCTGGGATAGGTTTCGCTTCTTTCTCATGAAGGGCTTTCAAGGTATCCCAAACGGCTTGTTTTCTGGCTTGTCCCTTTCCTCGTCGCCGTTCGCGGTCACGTATTTCCCATTTGACGGATTGATCCTCTTGGAGGAGGTATTCGACCTCCCACTGTCCTGAGCGTCCCCATTTGGAGAGTACATCGACGGGGGTAATATTGCTTCCTGCTCGGTCGCCCCAATCGATGACGACATCGGCAGCGGCGCTGATAGCACTTGAACCTCTAGCGCGTTCGGTGGAAGAGATGCCTTCCGAGGATTTTCGGCGATGATGGATGTACAGGATAGCGCAGTTTGTTTTACGGGCAACCCGTCGCAGGTTAGCCATGACGGGCTTGATTTCGGTAGCGCGGTCCTCATCGACGGCATGGGCATAGCTGAAAGTATCGATGATGACGAGATCGAACTTGTTTTCCGATATGGCGCGTTCGAGCATATCGGTATGAGCCTTGAGGTTAAGCCACAGATCCGGGGAATACGAAAACGTGATTCCTTCCGGGATGACCCATCCCATGCCGAGGCCGGCCGAATAAGCGGAGATCCGTCGGGCCACCAAAGGGGCTTGATCTTCCCATCCGAGATATAGGACTTTGAGTGGAGAGGTAACGGTCAATGGACCTTCCGGGAGCTGTCCGATCGCGCCGGCGACGGAAAGATAGAGGGCCCATACGGATTTTCCGCCTTTCGGGGGACCGTGAAGCTGGGTGAGGGATCCCCGAATGGCGATGGGATCAAGCACGTAAGGAATCGGCTGATCCTTGATAGCGGCAAGTTTGGGAGCATCGAGGAGGGGAGAACCGCTTTCTTCCTCCCACGTCTTTTCTTTCCTAGCTTCGTGAAAGGAAGCCGTGATTTCGAGAAGTTTTTCTATCTCTCCATTGAGTTCCTCTCCACGGCCTATTCTGTCATAGATATTTTTGGCGGCATGTTGGGCTTGAGATCGCCCTTCCAATCGTGCCAAATCGCGGGCGAATCGGACGTGGCCGGTGATGTCCGGGCAAGTTTCGACAAGATCGGCCACGGCCGCGATGCCGCCCAGGTTTTCAAGCTGGCCGGTGAGAGTCAATTCGGAAACGAGGGCCACGAGATCCCCGTTTTCGCCCCTACTCGCGATGGCTTCGAGCGCCGACCAGAGGGGGAATCCGAAAACGGGGGACAGAAATTTCGGAGAGAAAACTCCGGCGGCTTCCTCGAGGGCCGTTTTCGTATCGGGAGCCATGATGAGGGCTCCCAGGAGGGAGGATTCTAAGGCGCGAAGGGCATCTCCAGGCATGGGTTCCCCGCTCTCTCGATTCCAAAACGACCTTCTCTCCCAACCGCGCCGCCTTCAAGGCAGGCTGTGACGCACGCTAAGAAGGAGTCGGCGCGGCGGGAAGGGAAGGTCGAAGCATGCGTCACGATCTAGAATTCTAATTCGTTTTCCTGCAAAGTCAAGGTTTTTTCGCTTGCGATATCGAGGGTTTCTTCGCTCGCGATATCGAGGGAAGAAGGGGGCAGAGACTCAGCCGGGGCTCTAGGCTTCCACTCCGATGCCCCCACGACGCGGAGATATTTCCCTTTGGCTTGGAGCGTGATCTTTCCGGGCTCGAGGATCCCATGAGCGGCGATGCTCTCCAAGGCGGCTTTCACGCTTGAGGGAAAGGGCTCCGAGCTTCGGCGTTTCCACCATTGCAATGCTTTCGTTTTCGCGAATCCCGAGTGCTCGAAGCAAATCCACTCCGAAGCCCGTGCTAATCCGCAATCGTACTCCACCCATAAAGTAGGCGGATGGCCGTCCGGAGCGTTCTTTTTCTCGTGTTTCCAATAACTCACCTTGTCGACCGCGTATTCCTCCGGGCCGTCCTTGGAAAGGATCTCCGTCCCATCGGCGCGGATTCCGTGTTTCACCTCGGCGGCCGGGAACGCAGTTCCGCATTCCGGGCAGACTCCGTATCCTGCATGGATCAACGCTCGACAGTCGGGGCACATCTTGGCCGGCGCTCGGCCTTGTCCCTGTCCCTGTCCATTTTTGTTTCCCGGCGGAATCACCTGGTCTACCGGCCCATGACGAAGCACGTTGCCGCTGTAGTCGAGAATCAAGGCGTCTTTCTTCCCCTCCGCGATCCGAAATCCCCTCCCGACTTGTTGGTAGTATAGGCCGGGGCTCAGGGTCGGCCTGAGCATGACGACAGCATCGACTCCGGGAGCATCGAAGCCCGTAGTCAAAACGTTCACATTCACCAAATACTTGAGCGTCCCTTCGCGGAATCGTCGGATCAGGCTGTCGCGTTCGCCATAAGGCGTGTCGCCGTAGATCTCTCCCGCCGAATCGGTTTCGCATCGAAGCATGGATGCGATTCGATTCCCGTGGGCCACTCCGGAAGCGAAGACGAGCACGCTTTTACGCTCTTTCGTCAGCTCAAGGATTTCGCCGACCGTCAACGCTACTTTCATTTCATCATTCATGGCGGCTTCGAGTTCGTCAGCGATGAATTCCCCTCCCCGCACATGCACTTTCGACAGATCCGGTTCCGCGAGTCCCGCCTTGCTTCTCAAGGGCGATAGATACCCGTCTCGGATGAGTTCGCGGATTCCGACGCTATAACAGATCTCGTTCAAGAGATTCTCAGGCTTGCAGATCAGCCCCGACGACAGCCTAAAAGGGGTCGCCGTCATGCCGATGAGTCGCACGGCGGGATTGATCTCCCGAAGCGCCGTGAGCAGCGTGCGATACATCCCTTCGCCGTCCTCAGGCAACAAATGGGCTTCGTCGATACAAATGATGTCTATAGAGCCAAAATCTTTAACAGCATTTACCGCACTCTGAATACCAGCCACCGTAATGGGATAGCCTAGATCTCGAGAATTAAGTCCAGCGGAATAAATCCCGATTGGAAGTTCCGGAGCTATTTTTGAAATATGATCAGCTACTTGTTGTATCAATTCTTTAACATGGCTTAAGAACAAAATTTTGCCGCCCCATGAAATTACATCCTTTGCGAGTTGGGCCTGAATAGCACTCTTACCTGATCCTGTCGGAAGAACGCATACGGGATTTGTATCTTTAGTCCGAATATGATCCCAAAGTTTATCGATGCACGCTTTCTGATAAGGGCGAAGCGAAAATGTCATATCGTGCGCCCTTTCCGATTTTTATAATTTCCCCATTCTTTCCGCTCATGCTGCTTGATGGCATTGCAATTTGCGCATAAAAGTTGGTAAGAAGTTACATCTTTTTTCCCATTCAAAAT